TTGTTGTGGGGCTTGTTGTGCAAACTCAAACCTTGCTCTTTGGTCATCTATAGCTTGTTGTTGTCTTGCTTGTTCAGCTAAACCTACTTTACCATATGTTTCAGCAGGGGCTAATCCCATTTGCATTACACTTGGAGCTAAACTAATTGCTCTTTGTTGTGCATCAATAGAATCTTGATATGCTTTGGAATACATTTGAGAACTTATATCACCTGCCTTTTGCATATAATCACCTATTACACCTTGTTCAAGTACAGCTTGTCTTGTGCCACCTAACTGACCTGCACCTGTAGCACCACGTCTAGCTTGTTGTAGTAAACCTTGTGCTTGTCCATAGACTGGTCTTAGTGCAGCTTCTGTTGCACCTGCAAGATATGGATTTTCTGATAACATTTGTGGTTGCATTAACCCAAACTGATTAGCTAGCGCTACTTGATTAGCCATAACTTGTTGGCTACCCAAAGCTTGATTAGCTATCATTTGTTCTGCTTGTATAGTTCTATCACTTGGACTTGCATATGTTTGTCCGGGGAAAAATTGCATTGGACCTTGTTGATAAAGTCTCTGCGATTCTCCATATATATCAGTTAGATAGGGTTGTTGTCCTACCCATGGGTCGGCTTTTTGGACAGTATTAGTGCCACCTCCACCTTTACTCATAGTGTTCTCCTAATGTATTGTTGTGAGTTCTTTTCCAACTATGGTATATGTTTGTTCATAACCAAAGTTCTTTAATTTTTTAACGAATCCTTTTCTGCATACAGTTTCCATGGCTTCACAGTCTTGTTCTTCTGACCATTCTTCTAGTACATCTAATACCTGTGATACCCATTCATCCATACCATTGCCACCTAGTGTAACTATCCTACATACTTTTTTTTGTGGGTAGTTTATTATTTGTGTAGTAACTACAGCTTTAATTTCTTTATTATTATCTTCATCGAATACAACCCATAACTGCATTTCTCCATCTTTTAAAAAGTAATAGATATCATGCTCATTCATTTCTTCTTGAGATTTATTAATACCCATTGCTATATACTCTACACAATGTTCCCATACATCATCAATATATCTTGATGGTATTCCTGAAACGTATATCATTTATTTCTCCTTTTATAATTTAACCCAACTTCCTGCTGCATTTCTAAAGTATATACCCTCTCCACTTCCGGGATTAAAATTAGTACCGTCAGCATAGATTATATCTCCTTGTTTAATTCTTTCAGGTTCTACGTTTTTTACTTCTATAAAAGTTGTTGCGTTTTCTTCTAACGAACCTTGAAGTTTAATAAGTTCTTCAAAAATATATCTAGGTAAATCTTCAGGATTAGCCGGTACTGGATTTGGTGTGTACTTAGGGGCTTGTGCCATTATCTCTCTCCTATTACCTCATATTCTAAATCATATCCGTTTAATTCAAAAGTGCTATCTTCTGTGTGTTGAAATCTTACTGCTATAAATTTACCTGTACTTCTACAATCTACTTTGTTTTGCGTGTTAGGTGTAAATTCTTGACTAGGTGTAAATGTATATGTGCCGTTAGGACTCATAGAACTTCCTACCGATATAGTACATTTGCCAGTTCCTGATATTTTAGGTGTAAGTTTTCTTACTTGTTTTACTGTGTTTGTATTGCCATCTAAGGTTAATCCTTTTCTTTCAATGGTTGTGATGTAATTTTCACCTGCAAACTGTTGCCCAAAATCTCCACGATACAGTTTAGTATCTGCTACTCCTGCCATAAGAATAGACCTTTCTGTCGGATTATATAACCTATCTCCCCATGTACCACTATAAGCTGTCCATGTCATAGACTGTCCTGACCATACAACAGATGTTGCACCGGGGTCTACAATGCCCGGACCAATATGATAAATATTAGGTAAGTCACGAAAAGTAAATGAGTTATTAACGTAGTTATAAATTAATGCCTTATTACAATATTGTGAACCAATACTAGGGTAACATACCCACATCTCAGACTGTTGAACATTGTGTGTGCAAAATGTAAGTTGATAATAGTCATCATTAATATCATCAAACAATTGTCTTTTAATAGAATTTGTTGCTACTGATTGTTTTGCTACGCCATCATGTACGATTAAATCACCCTGAGTTACAATAAAATGTTTACCGTCAAACTCTGCTATACAGTTTCTTGTCAATACACCTGTATCGTTAAATAGTTTTTGAAAACTAAATACAAGATTACCACCTATATAATTAACTAACCATGTAGAGTTTGCTTTGTATATTACAAATGATTGTTTTAATGCAAGACCATCTATAATAAAATCTGATTCATCTCCAATTGTTGCAGACCCTGCATCATTAGTTGCTGACGCTGTCCAAGAAGATGGTAATGAAAAATTTTCTGCTGCGTCACTCCATCTAACTTTGTTAGGTAAACTTACTCCATTTTCTGTAGTATTCAAAGCTATTAAATAATTACCAAATGCTTTAATAGTTTTACAAACAGTTGTAGTTCCACTTACAGAGTGCCAAACACTACCACCTGAATTAGTTAAATCACTAAATGCACTAGCTCCTGTCGTAGCTAATACTTGTGGTTGGTCTACACCATTACATAATATAGGTAGACCATTATAAATAGTTCCTGTCCAATTTCCTATTGCTGTTAAGTTAGTTGAGTAATCTCCACCTGAAGCCCTTGTAAAATTTGTATGTGTTGAGCTACCACTTTGTCTGTAAATCTTTGTTGTACCTGCATAATACCAGTATACATTTGTACCTGTTGCCCAGTTAATAACGAAGTATGGTGCAACTGTAGGTGTCCCAAACACTTGGTCATGTCCTTTTATTTTTTTAGCTGCATTATCTGCAAATCTTATGTTAGCTGCTTCTGAATAAAATTCAGGTGGCAATACAGTATTGTTTGTATCTTTTACTAGACCTTTAGGTGCAGGTGCTACAAATGTTGCCATTACGCAGTTCTTCTCCACATTTTAACAACGATGTATGGTTGTAAGATATTGTGAGCAGAACCACCACCAACATGACTTGATGTTACATTCGGACCATTAGCTGTATCTGAATGGTCTCTAATAAATTCTGTGTTGTATGCTCCTCCATCTCCTGCTGTCGAGTCATGAGAACCTTGTGCGTGAGCATGTGATGGCATTTCAGAAATACTTAGTGTATGAGTTTTAGAACCACCTGTTTCTTGTAATGCGTCAAAATCGCTATCAGTAGGGCTATGACCTACAAGACAACGACCTGTTCCAAATGATGACCATGTACCAAATCCCAATAAGGTTGCAGGGTTAGTTGTTACTGCTGCATTTATATAAATACTGCCTACAGGATATATGTCTGACATGGTTACAAGTCCACTACCTGCTGATAATGCACCTGTAATAGTTAGGTTTCGTATTGCTGTTACATCTTTGTTTGCATCGGCAGTTACGGCTTTAGACGCTTGAACAGTACCAAGTGTCGTTATATCTACATAATTAAGTTCTGTAGTGTTTGCAGTTACGCCATCTAGTAAATTTAATTCTGCCTGTGTACTTGTTACAGCACCTGATAAATTTGGGAATGTTGCTTTTACTGTCGATTTTATAAGTCTTAAATGGTCATCACCCTCAGATACGGCATCACCTGCTGTAGGGTTTGAGCTGTTAAGACTGTCTATATATGTTCCTGTTTCTAATCCCATTAGTTATTCTCCTGGTTTTGTTGGAAATGTTACATTCGTTGGAAAACTAGACTGAGTTGGTATATCTCTTAATGCTTGTCTGTATGTCTTCCAATCAGCATCATTACTTAAACTAATATCTTTTGCTTGTGTCCAATCACATTCATTTAACAACCAATCTCTTTGTTCTCTTATATCTACTGCTTTTTGTTCATCTGTTCTTAAATCTTCAAAAACAAAGTCTCCATCTACATATTTGTTTGCATTTATTTCTAATGCCTGTTGCCACACTTCTTGTGTTACTGTTACTTTTGGTTCTTCTACAGTATCAGTATCTAAATACCAACCTAGTAATAATTCGTTGGAGTCTAATTTTCCTATCATTATGTTTTCCTGCCTGTAACTAAAACCCAACCTGTAACATTTGCACCACCATTACCTACTGAAATGCTAGTTGTTCCTATTGAGTGTATTCTAAGATACGCACCACCTGCTGTTTCGGCTACAGCATATGCTCCATAATAGTTATCCATAGCTAGTGGATAAGTTATTGACTGTGTACCTACTGATGATTTTCTTAACCATTGAATAACAAAATTATTGCTAAATTTTATATATCCGTTGGAATTGTTTGAAGCACTAACACTCGATGCTGAAATATCACCACTAAGTCCTGTTAATGCAGAACCATCTATAGCAGGTAAAGCTGCTCCATCTGTTAAAATGTTTCCTGATA